AGAAGACGGTTTTCGGTGTCCGAGATAGCGCCAAGAGCGCCGCCAGTCGGGCTTGCTTCGCGCATCTGCTGAAGAGCATCAAAGCCAATGTTTGCTTGAATGGTCAGCAGTGTCTGAGCAAGATCGTATGCCGGGGAGCCGGGGACGATCTTGGTAAGGTCGCCGCCAAGGCCGGTAACCAGATTGGGGTTGGCCTCGATTTGGGCGATGGCGGTGTCGAGTGTGCTACCCATGGTCTTCGACTTACGCTCAAACGAGCTTATCGCGTTCTCGGCAGCAACCCTGCCAGACCGCAATGTGCGGTCCTGCTCACTACCCGGCGCAGGTGCCATCGTCCTGTTACCGGTCTCTTGGTCAACCGTCACATTCATGTTTGCAGACGGGTCGCCCTGGATGACTGCGACAGGCGAGGTTTGGCCCGCCTGAGGCCCAAGGTTGGGGTTGAGCGTCGAAATCGTCGCCCCGTCATTGACGGTTGTAAGCGCCTGCGGGCGATTGACGACCGTCCAGCCCTCGGGGACGCCGGGGAGTTGCTTGCCGTTAATGAGTACACCGCCACCGCTGGACATCTGCGCAACGTGCTGGTTCCCGTCAGGATCGGTCAGAAATACCGGGGTTTGGCTGTAGCTTGCCGAACTTCCTGACGTTTGCTGTCTAAACTTAAGGTAGTCGATAGGTTCCCTACCTGCGGCCCTTTCCTGTTCCGCGTAGAAGTTATACGCCACGACCTCCGCAGGAAGCTTCTGACCTTCCGGCGTACGGCTGTCGAAAAGCACCCCATAGGTTTTTGGGTCAAGCAGAACTCCGCCAACCTCGATTGGCTTGCCCGCATCTTTTGACGTCAAAAAGTCCGCAAAGGCGGGGTCTTTGCTCGCCAGATCATAATTTCGCATTTCCGTGGTGGGTGCGGGGCCCTTCAGGGCCTGGGACACCTTAAGGTCAAACTCATTCATGCGCTGCTCAAGTTCGCGCTCATTCTGCGCAAGCTGGAGCTGGCCCAAAGTATCCGCAGAGGCCTTGGCGATCACAGGCGCGAGGTCAGGACGGTTGCGGAACATGGACACGTCCACGCCCTGCTGCCCGATGAGATCGAGCGCCTGTTCCCATCGCTGCGGGTCTGGGGTGCCGTCCAAGCGGCCATCCATCACGCCGAACGCCAGCGACCCGACATTCTGCAAGGTCTGCTGCGCCAGGGCCAGCGTGTTCGCCTGCGTCTTCTGCGCCTGCTGCTGCCCCGCCGCAAAGCTCCCGAGGGCATCCCCCTGAGTATTGGCGACCTGCAAGGCCATCGGCTGGATTGCCATTGCGCTATCCCCTTAGAAGCTCAGACCGTAGCCACGGCCGAAATTGTTGGAGCCCATGCCCAAGGCAAATCCCGCCTGGTTGGCGATATTGCTCAGGGCACCAGACCACGCATTGGCGCCGCCAACATAACCCGAGGCAGTGGCAGCGCCCTTGTCGGCAAGCGTGTTGGTCATGGTGTTGACGGCGTTCTGTCCCAACTGGTTATTGGTGTTGACCTGGGACTGCCCGCCCGTGCTCGCCGCTGAAAGCCGATCAAGATAAGTGTTGTAGGTCTGATCCGCGAGGTTGGTGCGGAACCGCGTCAGCGCCTTGAGCGCTGCGCCGCTGTTCTTCATCCCGAGGGCGGCAAGATTGTTGGTTACGCCCTTTTCGCCTTCGCTGACCTGAAACTGGTATCCCGGCGTTTCGCGGAAGCCGGATTTAAAGGTGCCGCTCTTGGCTGCGTCAGAAAGCCCAAGTTCGCCCTGATAGGCGTCGAGAGCCTTGCGCCCGGCGTCAATCCACGGTTGCGACGCGGCCTTGTTTTCCTCGTACTGGCGCTCCTGAAGCGCAAGCGACTTGTCAGCAGCGGAGGCCTGTGCGGCTGCCGCTTTCTCTGCCGCGCTCGCCTGCATGGCGCCTGCGCCGATGGACGCCACGCCGCCAATGGCAGCAGCGCCCAGGATCGCCATCGTAGTACCGATTGCCATTAACCAAGCTCCTTGATGTAGCGCCGCTCCACGGCTCTGTAGCCGGAGCGTGTCATCATCCGGTCCATTGCCCGGACCTTGCCGTTTTCCAAAGTAGACATGAGGACAAAAGACGCACCCCGGCGCTTCGCCTCTTCCTCAAATGCCGTGAGCAGATCAAACCCGCCCTTGTGAGCCCACAAGAAGCTCTCCTCGGCCATAAGCCGGGTCGGGGCGAAATACACAGGCGCGATGATGCCGCCGATGATGCCCTCTCCATTCGTCAGCAGGATCGCGTTGGCGGCCATGTAAGACAGCAGGTTCGCTATGCCTTGCCGGTCGTATTCGCCAAGGAACGCATGAGGGCTCATGGCGTGGAACTTCGCCCCCATCTCGACCAGAGCGGGGATATCGTCAGCCGTCGCTTGCCGGATCGTCATGGCCGCGCTGGCCAGTGCTTCGGATCGGTAAAGTCGGCGGGGATAGGGTTCATTGCCTCAAGCGCGTTTGACGCATCCCGCACAGCCTGCCGGTAAGCAATAACGTCCGGGTCCGCTGGCGTCCCGGTATCGAGTGCCCGGACCACTACCCAATCCGTGTAGGACAGCAGCCGGCCGGCATGAGCCTTTACCTCAGCGGCTGTAATCACCACAGGCGCCGGCTGAAGGGGCGCAGGAACTCCACCGGGCAGGTAGGTCGTCGCGGGGTCAATCTCGCCCTCATAGAGCGCGCAACCCTCCGCCAGGGCATTGCGATTGACCTCAATCACCCGAGCGTTGTTGCTACGTCCGGCCCCGACCACCTTGCCGGTGGCAATTTCATAGATGGCGTAGTGGTGCATCATCTCTTGAGCAGCCCCACATTAAGCAGCCCGCCGATGATGTTGAAATTGCCCAACCCGGACACGAGCGTCGTCGTCAGGGAATAAGTGGGGTCTTCCCCGGGCGTCGGGTCGATGAACGATGCTACGGGCTGATAGGAGAAGTTGTCGTCGTAGTAGAGGTCGGGCGTTGTGCTGATCGGCACTCCGTTGCGATTGAGCGTAATGTTCCAGTAGCCGAAATTTGCCGGATCGGAGCTGGGCACGTCCATGAACCCGGTAAACGTCAGGATCACGCCCGTGTTGTTAAGGCTGCTGATTGGCACCGTGCCCGCCAGGATCGTGTAGCCGTCCGGGCCGCCAGTCGAAACCTGCTCAATGGCCGATATTTCCGAGATGGCGTTTGGCGCGACCTTGTTGGTGATGATCACCTCGTCGGCAAACAGCGTGGAAACGCGGATAATCTCCGCCTCCAGCATGTTTGTGGTGATTTCGCCGTCCTGAATTGTCACCGCCGAAACCAGCGCGGCGACGGCCTTCATCAGCTCGAAGCCCTTTTGGGTCAGGCGCCCCTCAGCATCGACAAACCGCTGTGTAGGGCTTACCGCGTACTGCGTATAGGTCACCTCAGCCATCGAGCATGTCCGCTTCGAGTTCGGCGCCCATGATCTTGAACTCAACGTCATCGGTGACGCCAATTTCAATCATCTGCTTGCGGCCGATGCCGAGATTGCGCCAAACCGGGCGCGCCTTGTAATTGCCCTGTGCCCCAAGGGAGCGCCAGCGCTCATTGCCGAAGGTTTCGCCATCGCGCGCCACGCGGCACATGATCTGGGGAGAACTGGTGGCACTTGCCGTGCGCCCAACTTCGGCGTCCAAGACGAAACTGTTGATCAGAACGCGCGACAGCCCATCTGAAATCGGAGCGGACACCCCGCCGCGATACATGGTGCTCCCGTCATCGGTGTTAAGCCCGCGAACCAGCCGCGAGATACCGGCACTTGTCAGAACATAGTCGCTGCGGGTGTATTGCGAGCCGCGCACATTCCAGTCATCCCGGCCGAACGTTTTGGCAATGTTCCAAAGCCCGGTTGCCAGATTGATCTGGAGCGCCAGGTATCCGGGGAAGACCCACGTCACGAACTTGTTGAAGCCGTCCGTGTAGGCGAAGCCCCAGCATTCGCTTCGCGCCGCCTCGGGAACGTCAGCAACCCACTCCTGCACCGCCGCATTGCTGATCATGACGGGCCGATAGCCATCTATGCGATAGAAAATCCAGTCATTGCCAAGGAAGAACTGGCTATTGTCCTCGCTGACGACACTGAACGCCGCGCCTATGCCGCGCTCTACGGTCGTGTAGGCAGAGAATGGGCTATCCGTGCCGCCCGTCAGCGAAAAGACCTCCGTGGTCTCCATGCCCCACAGCCAGAGCTGTTTGTAGCTCGTGGTTACCCTAAGCAGGGTATCCGGCTTGTTCTCGGCTGTGGCAAAATCCAGCGGGTCCCACGATTGCATATCGTTGACGCCAGACCAGTACCACCGCCCGGTATCGGGCTCGTTGTAGATCGCGAACCCACCAAGGAAGGTCAGGGTCCCAACATCGCTTGGCATGGACGGCTTGGAAAGACTGACGCCTGCCCAATGGTAGAGTTTCGCCCCATCCGAAATGCCCACGTCCCCATTGTCATCGAACACGATGGAGCAATACCCGGTAGACGTTTCGAGCGTTCCGCATGCGGTCAAAGTGGTGCCGTCGAAGGTGTAGAACGTCGCATCCACCACAAGGTAATGAACGCCTGCGTTCTTCTCGATTGCGCGCTTTTCGCCGGTTAGCGCCTGAACCAGAGAAAGCCCTGCCCGCTGGCGCCTCACGATGGGCGAGCGTCCCGAGACCTGCTGTTCGGCATACATGTTGATCAGGATTTCACGGCTGTTTTGCGTGACCGATCCTTGGCCGATCTGATCAGCAAACGGGACGCGCAGTTTAGCCATTCGTCGCAGACCCGCGATAATAGGTGCTCGGATTGATCCGGACGGAACCCCTGCCCTCGCCAACGTCGAAGCCCTTGACGGTCTCGTATGCCGCGCCTGCCAACTGCTCTACACGGGCCGCCGCTGCCTTGCCTGCCATGCCGTACATGCCAACCAGACGGGCCGCCAGGCCGTACACCAAAGCCTCGTGCCACTCCTGCGGCACGTCGAAATCGTCGGCGCCATCGTCAAGGTCCATGACCACGCGGCGATAGGTGAACTTGAGCGTCCCGGCCGTGGCGTCAGGGGCAGGCCAGACCGACAGAACGCCGCTATCCCGCTGGCGGTCATAGTACCACTGCGTCGGGTATCCCTCATTGGTCTTGTTCGGGATGGCCTTGTATTCCTCGCGGCTGAGGCGAACCATAGGCAGGTCAATCGAGCCGCGATTAATCCGCATGTCGTCTTCGATGGCAAAGGGTCTTGTCGTAAAGTCCCCGCTCTCCCCGAAGTCGTAATTCGCCTGCCCCTGCACCAGAGTGAGGGTGCCTTCGGTCAGCGTCCAGATCATCACGCCGTCCGCCTGCCATGCCTTGAGCATGCGATTGAGCGCTCGCTTGCCTTTTTCGAAGTCAACGGCCTCTAGCGGCTCTTCGTCGTCGGCAATGCCCAATTCAGCGCGGGCATCGACAATGATTTCCTGAACGGTCTCGGCAAAGTCGATGGAGTTCGAAACAGCCATGTCTACCGCCTATAGATCGTCAGAGGTTACGTCGCCGGGGCCGACAAACACGTCTGTAGGCCGGGGACGAGGCTCGGAAAGTGTCTGATTGTCAGGAACGCCGCGAACGAAGTCCTGAGGGTGGCGGGGGTCCCAATCGTTTTTACAGACCTTGAGCCCCGTCCACTCCTTGCGAAGTTCCTTGAGCGGGTATTTGAACCCGCACCGGTCGCAGATGCCCCATGGCGGGCTGTTTGTCCGCCCCTGGTTGGCCATGGTCAGACCACCGCGTGGAGGGTCAGGCGATAGACACGGTTTGCGGTCGGGGTATAGCCGCCCACGGTCACGAGATACCCGTACATGACACCGGCCTCATCTGCCATTCGAACACAATGGTTGATTGCGTCCGTCTGCACGTGAAGATTGGCGCCCACGTCTACAACGGTCCCAAGGTCGATATAGCCCTGGTAGGAGTCGAGGTCGGCATCCGCCAGGTCCCACGCCGCGTTGTCGGCAAGCGCGCTTGGGGGTGTGGCATTGTATAGGTGCAAACGGTAGGACGTTTCGCCCGAAATGACGCCTGTAGTTGCGACGATGAGCTGCGAGGAGAGCACCATCATAGTGCTCTCACGCGGCCCGAACTGGCCAAGGGTAATAGCTCCGCCAACAACGTCGCCCGCCGTGTAGGCAGTCGTGTCATTGGGTCGCGTGACCGTGGCGGTTGGGCTGTATCCCTGACGAACTGCCATGATTAGGCTCCCTTACACAGTCGCGCTGAGAGTAGACGCCAGCGTACCCGAGCCTGCGAGCCAACCGGTGACCTGCCACACGTTGGTCTGCCAATCGACAAGCTCGATATACGAGCCAACCAGGCCGCCGGTAGTGCTGCCGTTCATCGTGATCGTGTCGTCGGTGCCTCCGGCGCTTTCGCCAAAGGTTGTGCCGCCAGCCGCCAGAGTGGAGAGAACGAAGCCCACCATCGTATCAGACGAATTCGCCACCTTGATGGTTGTGGAGTTCGACGTGACAGCCGTGCCGATATACAGGCGGTAGATATTGCCCGAACCGGTCGCGGCGGGCAGCGTCACGGCGATGCCGGCGGCGCGGTTGAGGGTGACGACTTTCCCGGAGTGGGTAGATGCGTCGAGCGTCACCGTAGCACTGGTGACATCCACGGCCTGCGTTGCGCCAGGGAAGCGAACCGGTACACCGTTGATCTGGAAGCCTTCCGTGGCGTTCACGGTGCCCCGAAACTTGGTAATAGCCATTTGAAGAAGAGCCTTTCGATAGAAGGATTGCCCGCGCGGTCTCTATCGCGTCTGTCCGGTCAGTGCGCTCGGGTCAGGAAAAATCCGGAGAATGGGAAAGGGGCAGAGCCGAAGCCCTGCCCCTCAAGATCATCAGGCCCCTTCGGAGCCGAAGATGGAGCGCCAATCGGTCCAACCGACCGAATAGCGTTCCGTCGCCTTGTGCTTGAAGTTGCCGGTCTCGAAGTCGCCATCCTTTTCGAGGGCCAGCGAGCGACGATTGATGCACTTCAGGCCATCCGTGGCGTCGGTCTTGACGAACCACTGGTCAGCGTCGGTCAGGTACGACCACACCACCACGCCCTCGGGAAGAAGGCCCATGGAGCGAATGGCATTGACCGCATTGTTCGCGGTGTCGTTCTGGAGCACCGACTTGACGATGCGCTCGGCGTTGAAAGCATTGTTGGGGGCAACAATGAGCTTGCGCGGCTGGAGCGCGATACGAAGGCCACGGCCATCGGTCGCATTCATGATCTGAATGAAGATATCCTCAAGAGAGGCTTCAGACAGGTCGGCAGCGGTCGAGAGCTTGTTCGACTGGCTACCCGATGCGGTCGAGTGCGACGTGGACAGCAGCGCAGCGCCGTCGCCACCGGTATAGTTGGTGTCGGTGGCACGGTTCAGCACGTTAGCGGTCACCGTTTCCTTGGTGATGCGCATGGAGCGGCGAAGGGCGCGGACGCGCTTCTCGGCCTGGTCCTTGTACTGATTGTCTTCGACGGCTTCCTGAGAGACGACGAACCCAAGACCGTAGGTCACGTGGGTGTAGCGCTTCAGGTAGCCGTTGACGCTGGTGTCGAAGGAGATCGAGCCGGTTTCCGGCTTGACCGGAGCGAGGCCGAAGCCAAGCAGCTCCTGATCTTCTTCGTAGGCCTTCGAGGAGGTGTTTTCGTCAAACACTTCCTTATAGGTCTCGGGCTGGTCCTTGTACATGTTGCCCCAGATGGACTGGAGCCCCGGCCAAAGGAGTTTCGGATGAGTACCGGTAGTAATGACGGCCATCTGTCAGTCCTCCTGTTAGATGCCAAGGATACCGTCGCCAGCGGCGGTATTGCCCATGGCTTCGGTATGGTTGATGAGAAGGACTTCGACCTTGGCGCGGGTGATCGTGGTGTCCACGTCTTCCCGGTTGACGGCGCGAAGGATGAGCATCTGGTTCGATGCGTCGGCAGCCGGCACGTCCGAAGTCGTGTCCAGCTCCACACCCGACAGGCCCGTAACGGTGCTGCCGGACTGAGTGTAGATGAACACGGCATTGAGGCCGATGCTGGCAGCCGGAATAGCCCCGTCAGCCTGAATTTCGAACACAATGGACGGATCATCCGCAACCCACGCGATGCGGGCAGTGGAGGCCGGATTGTAGTTCTTGCTCAGGTCGGTGGGGAGGGCAGTGAAGCCGACGATAGCGCCGGTAACACGGTTGCCGTCGCCGGCCGTTGCCTTGTTGATTTCCGGGAGAGTGCCGATGTTGAAACGGCCCGCGCCAGGAGCCTCGACCGCTGCGGTGTTCGAAGTGCCGGTCTTGATGACCGGATCACCGATAAACAGCGCAGTGGCATAGGTGGAGGGGATGAAGTACGGGGAGACCTTGCCGTCATATTTGGCACCGGTCGTGTACCGAACGGGACGAAGCCCGATCGGAGCATTAGTGTTCGGCATGATGCGAACTCCGATGATGTTGAGGAATGGCCGGAGTTCTCAGGCGCAGGGCCTAAGCCTACTCTCGGCTGATGTTGTTGGACCCGTTCGGGGTATAAGCGCCCGATAGTTCGGGGTCCTTGGTTTCCGTGCCGCGACGAATGGCCTTCTCGGTCTCGTCAAGGGCGCCGAACCGCTCGCGGCGGTCTTCCTCTGCAAACTCTCTGCGCTTGCGCATCAGGACGGCACTGGTGGGAGCACCACCGACATTGCCGACAAACTTGGTGGGGATCGTACCGCCGCCATTGCCATCCTCGGCAATCTGCGTGCTCTCCACCTTGTCCCAATCCTGGGCATAAAGCGCCTGTACGCGGCCCGGCACATCATTGACCCAGCGGTATTCGTAAGCAGGGTCTTTCATGTCGTCCGGCACGTGAAGTTTCAGTCCAGCGTGGACCGTTGAGCCAGGCTTGCGGCGCCGGGCGGCCTTTACTTCGGCAGCGCGGTCTGGGCGCTGGGCAGTCTGCGACGGGTTGTGCATTTGCCTGTTCCTTCTCAAGAGTTGTACGCCTTGGCCCATTCTTCGAGCGAGCCCGTCCATCCGCCGCTTTGCTTAAGCGAGCGAGCGAAGTCCTGTGCTTCCTTGGGGAGCTTGTCGAAGGTGGGAGATGCTGATTTGGGGGACTTGGGAGCCCCGCCATTGTCTACAGGCGCATGGCCATTCGCGCCCGATTTGCCCGCGAAATGCATCGGGAACTTTTCCCTCACTGCCTGCTCGGTCCTCTTCAGGTTTTCCGAGAGCGGCATCTTGGGATCGCGGATTTTGTTCGAGTACCAGAACGCATACTGCGTCATGGCCTCGTCTTTTTCGTACCAGTCGTTCTTAGCGACCCATTCGGCTTCGACCGCTGCGTTATCTTCGACAGCGGCAGGCGCTTCAGGTTCGGCTACGTCCTCAATGGTGGGGGCAGCAGCAGCGTGGTCGGCAATCTGCTTGTCGAGCTTGCGGAACTCAGCAACGTTGCCAGCCTCTACGGCCTTTTCGCGCTTGTCCTGCAAGGCCGCGAGTTCGCGAGCATGCTGGTCCTGCATTGACTTTAGCGACATCTCGGCCGCCTTGGTCAGCTTCTTTACCCGGTCGTCAAAACTCTTTTCGACCGTATCCAGACGTTCCTTAAGGCGCCGGTTTTCCCGCTGGACGAAGGGAAGAACCGTTTCGCCGCGCTCCACGAACTCTTTCGCGTCGAGGAACTTGGCAGGCTTCTTGTCGCCCTTGAACTCTTCTTCCGGAACCCAGCCCATATCGCGGGCTTCGGCTTCGTAGTCGCGCTCAGGAGGGGTAGTGTCGCTGCCCTGGTCCTGTGTTTCGGGCAATGAAAAACCCGCCTCAGCGGGCGGGGTGGGGATAGTCTCGACGGTCACGCCTTCCGTGACTTCAGTGTCGGTCATGTCATTCCTCTATGGTTGCGACGATATCCTTGTCATTGATGAGCAGGTATTCCCGCCCATCCTTCGGGCTCTTGATCCGAACGCCGGCATATTTGGCGTAGATCACGCGCTGCCCGGCCTTGGGCTTGTGCCCGTCCCATTCCGTTTCCGTGGCGTAGGTGAATGCCAGGTGCGAAATGTCGATGATTGTGCCCTCGACGGTCGCGTACTTCTCTGCGTCCTTGGACATGTCGGGAATGATGATGCTGCCGATCTTCTCTTCGACAGGCTTAGGCGCCACAAGCACCTTGAATTCAGTCGGGATAATCCCGGTCGGGTTGGTCACTCTTGGTCCTCGGTGTTTACGTCCTCGAAACTCACGTGCGCCACTTCGAGGAAGCCGCTAAAGAGCCCCCTCAGGTGTGCCGCCTGGGATTGCATCGCCGCCCATTCCTGAGGGCCCGAGAGCAGGCTGTTGCTCAATTGCTCCTGGAGGCTGCGGAAGCCCTCCTGCGCCCTGCCCCGGTAGTGCTGAAGCACCAAGCGGGTTATCGGGTGCTCCAGCCATATCTGGAACTCCTCCGGGTCCAGCCGGTCCGGCATTAGCCTGCTCCATGCTATGTTCCGCCGTCAGCGTCTTGACGAACATGTCGTAAAGGCTGAGCTGCGATCCTTCTTCTGCCGCTTCGGCATCGGCCACGTTCTTGACGGCATCGGTGTAGAGTTTGGTGATCTTGGCCATCTGCTCTTGCAGACCGAGTTGCTTGACGGCTTCCATGAAGGCCATCTCGGCAGGATCGGGCTCGGGAGGCGGCACCAGCAGCTTGTCGATATCTTCAACGTCCGCAGCCTCGTAGAAGCGGCGAAGGGCCTCGCTCTGGTTCACGAGCGGGTTTTCACGTCCGCTTTCCAGCACCAACTGTGCCTTGGCAAGCTTCTGCATCTTCGTGACCGACTGCGGATCGCTGACGGGCAGAATGTCGAGGTCTTCGCTGTTGAAGTCCGCTTTCGGGTCAACGGCCGGGTCATCAAAGTACCGGACGTACTCTTCAGCGCTGAGATTGGCTTCATT